CTTTTGACCTTCTCAAGTCCACAAATCCTCGTAAGTGTGTTGAAGCCTATATGGGTGGTGTAGGGGCGTATGCTCAGAAGATTACTCAGCGAGACGAAAGCTTCTTCCTAGAGGATATTAAGGGTATCGAGTTTCTTCAGGACCTAAACATCGAGGATTACTGGACAGATAAGATGTCCGAAGGTACTAAGAATGCTGTTTGGCAATATCTCCAAACGCTATACATGCTTGGTACCACTATCACCGCAATCCCCCAAGAGACACTCTCTGTCATAGAAACTGTTGCCAAGGAATGTGCCGAAAAGATGCAGAATGGTGACGGTGAAATCGACGAAAAGGCACTTATGAATATGTTTAGTTCTATGATGAAAAAATAAACTCAGTCATATATAAATGATGGTTTGGTTTGACAATCCACAGGAACTCATTGACCATAAAAAGGTTTTGCAGTTCTGGCCGACGAACAAGCAGACGGCGGAGGAACGAGTGAATGCCGCTTCACGATTCATCATCTACGCCGCGTGCTTTATCTATCTTATTCGTCGTGACCCCCGAATCTTCGTTTTAGCGGCTACCGTTTTAGGGGTTCTGTACGTTATGTACAACTCTGGAATGGTTAAGGAGGGTCACGCTAGACCTACAGTAATTGAACAAAATGCAGAGTCTACATGTGTCATGCCTACAGACGATAATCCTATGGGTAACATGTTATTATCTGATTTCACAGATCGTCCCGATCGCCCCTCTGCGTGTTATCATTCCTCTGTCAAAAATCAAATTAGCAATTCATTAGAAAATCGCACAAAATACATGCCTGGTCGTTCCAGGACATCTTTACCTGCGTATCAAGCCAATGCTATGGCCAGACAATTTGTTTCCAACCCCGTAACTACAGCTATTGGTGATCAAACTGGGTTTGCTGAATGGTGTTACGGTAAGAAACTCGGTCCTACATGTAAGACTGATAGCACATACTGTAACCCTAATGCAAGGGGTGTTCAGTTGGAAGCGTTCGGTGGTTTAGATTCTGCGGGTGATAAGAGGTCTGGTATGCACCGAGGATCTGGCTTACGAGCAGGTCATGTAGCTTAATTTTCTCAAGTAATAGTAATATGGCGTATCAGCTTCAACCAGGACTAAACATTCTTTCAGGTGGCGGTGCCCCTCCTCTCAACAGGGCCGATGAAGAAGTTTTTGTTTACCCTCAACCTAGTGCATTAAATTACTCATCCCGCCCATCTACCATGGTTTATGGTACCGCTCCTTACATGGCGGGTAAGGGTTCCCCAGCTCGTTTTATCGAAGTAAGTGATCAGCTTCGCCCTCAAGCGACAACACGTTTCAATAAGGTTATAGTGACTCCTCATGAGAGTGGTTATTTCCCATTAAATAATACTGCGTGCAAGGTTCCTCTTCGTACCCGAACTTACGAACCTCTCAGCACACGTGCGTATGTTCAGAATAGTATGTTTAACCAAAGGTATTTACCACAATAAAAATATTGGTTTCAAGTAAGAATGGCAGATCCAGTTTCTGTATTGGCAGTTGCCGGACTAATCTACGCTGGTCGAAAACTGAGCGAAGTTCCAGAACAACCTAAACAAGTTGTCAGAGAGGAGCCAGAACTATTTGAAACTGAATTCGAAGAAATCGAGTTCAGTGACCCTTTCAAAGATAGGAAGACTGAAGTCGATTCCTTTTCTGTTATTGCCCCTCAAAGCCGTACAGGTGGTCAAGAGCTTTTAGAGATGCGTGGACGTCTTTATGATCAAGGTCGTATGAATAATCTTTCACCCGTTGAACAAAAGCTTGTTGGTCCAGGTTTAGGTGTTGGAACTAACGTTGAATCGGCTGGTGGTTACCAACAACTTTTTCGTGTCAATCCTGTAAATACAGGAGCCTACCGTCTCACAACATTACCCGGTCGTTCGGGTCCCGCTGTCGATATTAAGGGTGGTCGCCGAGCAGAAATTGGTGAATTGACTCACAATCAACCTGAAAAAACCGCGTACCTTCCCGAGCGTCGTCCTCCAGTGTTTGGTCGTGCTCAGGGAATGAGTGGTACGGTGCCTCGTGCTTCTCATCAAAAGGCTATGCGAAATACCAATAGGGCCCAAACTGGTCACCGGACTGATGGCCTCGACAAAACCCCTGGTAAACGTTTCATTTCAGCTCAGGCCATACCCCAGCTTCCCACCCGTAATAAAGGTGATATACACGATTCTCAATTTATGCATGTGAATAACCCAGCCCCTGGTATTGCGAACTTCCATGGTGGTTACGCCGTAGCACCTGCTACTCTTCTGAATTCAGAGGGTATGAAACAGTCCGGATATAGTGTTGACCAACAGTTCGCCTATGGTATTCGCCCCGACGAGCGTCGTTCGAAGCCAAATAGGACAGGTAACCCCGGTCGTATGAATGTGCGTGAGAAACCCGTGAATCAACATGGTGCTCTTACAACCATTCGTCACGATAAGACTCGAATCGACGGACGCACGGGTGGTGCTAACGGTGGATGGATGCAACACTACAAAAAGAATCCGTATGTTGAGCTTAATCCTTACAAGGGTAACATCAATCCCCGTGTAGCAGGCAATGGATTAGACATAGCCAAGAACCAACTTGCGAACAACCCTTTCAGCAAGACCATCAATTAAATCATAAATATATCAAATCAAAACACCCATTAAAATTTTATACGCAAATTTTAATGGAGGTCCATACTTTAGAAATTGATAGTAGTGAACGCGACTATTCGAAATACCCAGACCCGCACGATTATATAATCGATCTGAAGAATGAAATTTATGACGTTAAAAAAATCACTCTTCTTTCCGCTCGTATACCAAACAGTCAAACATTGATTCACGCCCGTAACAATACCTTTAGTATTAACAATTCTATCATATCGTTACCAAACCGCTCTTTCAATGATGGTTTTGATTTGGCACATATTATTACTACTCGTGTCACAAATATAGATGCTGCATATAATTCAAACACGAATTCAATTACATACACAAATACTGCAAACGGGCCGAAGGTTATAAAATTTGGTGACGGTATGAATGCCCGTTACATGTCAGGAACAGATGATACGGTATCTAATCTTGTGTCATCGAGTTATACAACTCCTCATCAATTATTTGGTCTACCTCCACATAATATAACTATACCAGGTAGTGGTACATACACCGGTGGGTCTATTAACCTTGAAGGACCAAATGCATTTTTACTGCGTATAGGTACAGGTTCCGAGACATTCAATAAAGATGTTTATCTTCGAGAACCCTTTTATACCGGTCAGATATTGATCAACGGCCCTTATGTAAATTACATTTCAGATGACCCTGTTGAACACACGTTCTTCTCTGGGTCTCAAAAAGGTCTTAAGAGTTTACATATACAGTTTTATTACATGAGTCAAGGTCGAATGATTCCATACGATTTCAGGCATCAGGAACATGTTCTGAAATTTCAGATTGAGTGTAATACGGGAAAATTTAAAGCAATATCTAAGCATACTGCACCAGATGTTGGGGTTTTACCACCGCCTATAAGCATCCCCGATTTTGAGGATCCGTATAGATGGAGACAATACGTCTTGATTTCTATAATTTTATTTTTTGGTATGCTTACTCTGGTCATCACACGTAAGAAAACTTAGCGAGTGACAGCGTACACGGGGGCGACGGGCTTCTTCACACCGGGAGAGAAGCGAGCGATCACGAGGTACACAACGACGGAGAGGAGAGTCGTGAACAGAGCGGTGAGACCATAGTGGAGGCCACCGTTCTTCTGGACGCGGACAATCTGGTTGATAGCCCAACGAACGAGATCAAGCCAAGAGATGGCAGCCGCGAAGGAAAAACCCGCGACAACAGAGTTGAGAGACTGGGATTGGAGCTCCTTAGTGAGAACCTGGACAGTTTCGAGAGCGGCGTTAGACATTTATTGTAAGTATAGAAAATTATTCTGGTAACAATTCAACTTCATTTAATATTTTCTTG